AGCAGAATTGGTAGATTATAATTTACAGAAAAAGGATCTCGATGCAGAGTATGGTGCTTACCAACTTAAGAAAAGTAATGAAACCCTGGATAAGGTAAAGAAAACCAATCCGAACCCTAAAGTCAAACCTAAAGCCAAGAAACAAGAAGATTAATATAGTAGGCACACCTAATAATTATATGGGTTGTGCATGTTCTGGAGAATCTTGTGAAATGGGCGTAGATGGATTATTCAGAAAGAAAGGTAAGAAAAATGAGAAGAAAGAATCCGATTTGTGATTCTACCAAATAAGATTAAACCCTTTGTAATTCTTTATGTGTATGTCTCTTAATCCAGTTACAATTTGCACAGAGAACCTGTAAGTCTCTTTCTATAAATTCAGGATTTTCAAGATAATACTTATAGACGTTTGATTTACTACCCAATTTATTTACTTGTGCATTTCCACCACCATTAATATGATCAAGTTGGAGGGCTCTTTTATCATCATAACCACATGCACACTTAGCACCAAGGATATCTAATAGTTCATATCTTCTCTTAGTGTTAGTTTGTCTCATAGGATCTTCCCATTTACATAATCTCATTTTAACCTCCGTTCATAGATTCTTTTAATCTGTTACATTCTTCTTTAAACTCAATCAGTACTTCTAATCGGTCTTGGGCTAATTTTTCAAGGCGTTCTAATTTATCTTGGTTATCTAGGCATTTTATTACAATATGTTCAGGAATTGCATAAAAACCTCCTTCACCTCTTGCTATGAAATCTTCTGCTGTTAGTTTCATGTTATTATATAGTGATAGTATCATATAAATCTATATTTGTATAGTAATAATTATTATTTATTTAATAGTTTTTTTTCTTAATATTATTTATTTAATAACTTTTTTTTCTTTGTACACTACTTTTTTACCTATCTTTCTATTCTCGAGTTTAGAAACATTTAGGCACGAACATAATATATAAATATCATAGTACCTATAGTAAGGTATGGCACTATTCGGTCAATGTAAATGTAAAGAAGGTAAGGGTTGCCCTGTTCATTTCTTCGGTAAATCTAAAAATATAGATAAATACGAATCTGAAAAGAAATCATTTGAATCTAAATATTCTAAGAAAGATAAGAAAAGGACACCCGAATATGAAACCGATTGAATGTGACTGTTCTAACTGTGATTGTATAGATCATAAGGTTTGTGAATGTGATAACTGCGAATGCAGTGATTGTTCCTGTTAACAGCTAAACATATATATTAGACAACGCATATATACTAGTATGGTCGTCTCGGGACACCCGATGTCCACCCTGACGGTGCCCGACTTAGACCGCCTTTTTGGCGATGATGACCTAGCGTGGAAATGTGTAGAGTCACAATTCACGCCTCCTTTTCATTAAAAAATTTATTTATTTAACAGAAAATTTATTTTTTTTCAGAAAATTTTATATACATAGCACACGTTTATAAGTCATGGGCTTAAGAGAAGGATTAGCAGGCATAGCAAAGTCCATAAGTAATCTAAATTTTACTAACAAAGGGTTCACAGAAACCACCTCACGTCCTGCTATTATGCAGCCTTACATGGCTACTGATACAGGGGCCAAACTACCAATTTTCCCATTCCCATTAATAATGATCTACGAACTAGCAGATAACGTAGATGCACTTAGGATATCAATAGAGACATTAAACAGAGAAGCATTCAAGAACGGATTTGAAGTAGTAGAGAAATGGAAGTATAAATGTGAGAACTGTGGTAAAGAGTTTGACTCCAAGCCTGAGAAAGGAGATGATATGGATGCAGGTGCTCATAACAAGGTTCCAAATGATATAAAATCAACAGATGATGCTACCGTAGAATGTGATGACTGTAAATCAACCAATATCAGAAGACCAAAACCAGAGAACAGAAAGAAATTACAAGCATTATACACTAGATATGTTAATAACAACGACCAAACCATAGAAGATGTAGGCAGACAACTAGAGAGGGACCTGGATATTGCTGACAATGCATATCTATTACTCTTAAAGAACTATTACATTAATGAGGCTACTGGTGAGATTGATCTTGAGAAGACTGAGATTAAAGAACTGTTAAGAATAGATCCCCCTCAAGTAGCAATGATTGCTGACTCTGATGGTAGAATAGGATTTGACGATAAAAGGAATGCAGTATATGTATGTCCTAGATTTGAACATAGAGATAAACGACTTTCAAAAGGAAAATGTGATCGATGTGGTGCCAAAGCACTCAAAGCATTGCTTGAAGTATCATCAGTATACAGTGTAGGTATACCACAACCAAAGAGAGTTATCTATGGACAGGGTGAAGTTATCTGGGTAGCAGGTAAATATAAACCAGGACTCATTTACGGGTTCAGTCCTATCTATGCATTATGGTCAAAGGTCATGTCCCTATCACATATGGATGAATATATCAGAAAATACTTTGACAAGATGCGACCACCAAGAGGATTATTGGTTATTGCGTCAAGAAACTATGAAACTTTCAGAAAAGCATGGAGTGCATTGGAACAACGTGCAGTTGAAGACCCATACATGATACATCCATTGCTTGTAGAGTCCGATAAAGGTGGAAGACAGATGGCTCAATGGATAGATTTCACCGGATCACTAAAAGAATTAGAATTTATCAATATTAGACAAGAATTAAGACAAATTATTGGTGCAGCCTTTGGTGTTTTGCCACTTTATTTCGGAGAATTGCCTGCAGGATGGGCAAGTGAAGGAATGCAAGTCACAATTACCAACAGAGCAGTGAAATGGAGTCAAGATTTCTTGAAAACTCATATTTTTGACCGATTAGCACTTGAATTACAAGTTGATGATTGGGTTTTGAAGTTAAAAGCCGGTGAAGAAGCCGATGAACTTAGAGAATTGGAAATTGAAGCCCAAAAAGTTCAGAATTATGCTCAACTACAACAAATGGGATTCAATATTAAGAGAACTCATGATGGAAACTGGATTGCAGACAAGGAACCAACGTTTGAACAAGTAACAATGCCTGAATTGGCAATGGCAGAGGCTCAAATGGAAATGGGTATGCAAATGCAAGGTGGTGAGACAGGTGGAAAGAAATCAGGAAGAGGTGACTCTGCAACTGGTGACAAAGAAAGAACATCTGGATCTAAACAAGGTAGTCCAATGAATAAAAGACCAAGTGATTCAGGAAGTGTAGGTCAAGGACATCCAAGTCCAGGTGGAAAAAGGTCCGGTGCATTCAATGCTTCTAATAAAGCAATAGGTCATACCCAAGAGTATTGGCTTAAGAAGATGGAGAAGGATATGTCAGCAGACCAGGCAATGATGATATTAAAAACATGGGAATCAGAATATAAGAAAACAGGTATGATATATTATCCAACTATAGAGAAACAAGAGGAACTTAAACCAGGACAAGTGGAAACTGTACAAAAGAAAAAGAATAGACTTAAAACTAAATATATAATCAGACGAGAAGGACTCCCTGATATGGAAATAGAAAAGAGTGAGGAAGAGGTACGAGCACCTTACAAAAACCCGGGACAGCAATATGAAGAAGCCAAGAAAGCAGTAGAAGAGGAACCAGAAGAAGATGGCTCTTGAGGGTAACATACAGGATATAATGATTATAGACCCACCTGAAAAGGCTTTCGAGTTTATGATGGGTGAGGCAAGGGTACTAAAGTATCAGATTCATAACACGGGGGAGATGCCTATCAAAGACTTTAATGTAGTTGGTAAGAGTATTCTAGTAACAGCCAGTGGCGAGAAAGATACAAAAAAGAACTATGTAACAATAAAGAAATTCCCTAGTCAATTAATGCCAGGTGAAAAAAAGAACATAGAAGTACCAACAGATTATAATGAATATATCATGAAATCTGGTAAGAAGGTTGTATGGCCTTATCGTATTTCATTGGTAGTAAAATCTGTAAAACATATAGAAGAAATATAAACATTAATATAAGGATTAGACTATACTAATACATGGCCAACTCAATGAGGAAAAACTCAGTTAAAGCTCCTAATAAAAAAACGGATAACAAAAAAACTAACCAGTATGTTAATTCCGCATCTCAAATGCCTCCAGAGAAAACCAATGAGATTTATAGAAGTGTTAGGTATAAAGCAGATGTAAAGACTATGGTAGTCAGAACTGAAATTGGCTATGATTTAGTTTTTGACTTGGAACCACAAATAAGAGTTAGCCCTTATTCTCAAACTAAAGAGGGGACACCTAAATTTCAATCATCTATAGTATGGACATTAAGAGGAGTAAGACCTAAAGGAACATCAATGAAAGTACCTGAAATCAAAGAAATGATTAAGGATAGAGACTTGTTACCATTGGACATGGATTGGGATAAAGCACAAATAGGATTCGTATATTCTAATGCTAGGGATCCAAACAACCATAGATGGTGGATAGAGGCTTTAAAGCCAGGTGCTAAAATGGGTGAATTCAAAAGTGTTCTATCAGAGTACACATTGGATGTTGCATCCACTGCTCCTATAGGAAGTAGATCCTGGTTTGATGGAATCCATCACGGAAGATTTACTTTTGATAAAGATAATATTGAATCAATAAGAGAGACAGCCGAGGGTAAAGTTATGATTACTGGTAACGGTAAAGGTAAGATTGGATCCATTAAAGGTAATGTTGATATCCCTGATGAGTGCAAGGCATTCAGATTAAGATTTGATATTAGAAAGAATGTGTGGTACACAGAGATGTTAGACGAAACTGGTAAGGTATTACAAATGCTCACTAGTAAGAATGTCATGTGTGATGCGAAATTCAAAGGACTCACAGTTAGAGTGCCAACTGACCCTAATAGACCAAAGGTATCTGGTATGGTTAACATATCAGATGTTGATGTGATTAAGCATGATGACCAACTAATCATGATTAAAGGTAAATGAGTTCAGTAATTTTCTTTATTCAAGATGATAAAGACTCATTAATCAACGACATTATTGTATGTAAGAATACTTTAACAGATTTTGAAACTAATAGATTACACCAACGTAAATACAGATTCTGCCATACTTGCAGAAGGGCAAATTATGTTATGCGTATAGAGTGTTTTCAATGTAGAAAGTATGCAAAAGAATGCACCTTTACAAAATCAATCTGTCATAATTGCAGAAGGCTAAATACTAATCGTGTAAGGGTAAAAATTAGTGCCAGACACCGTAAAAATGTATTGTGCGTTTGGTGCAATAATTCTTTTGACCGAAAGGAATCTGGGCATAGGTTGTATTGTTCAGCAAAATGTGCATCATTACGTCTAAAAGAATTACGCAATTTACGACAAAAAGAAATTTCAGGAGATAAAAATTATGTCATATAACAAAGATGAAACACCACATTGCAAAAAGTGCGGTGTTAGATACTTTTGGAACAAGAACAAAAACCCACCTGCTGAAAGCAAAAGAGGCAAAGATGGCAAAATGGGATGGTGGCAAGAGTATTCTAGCAAAGAAGACCACACAGATGCAAGATGTGCGACTTTCAAAGAAAGTGGTGAATTTGCAAATGAATCATACATGAAAGATTCTGGCAACACACCAAGTACAACACAAGTCAAACTAGATTACACAGATGCAGAAAAATCTGTTGTCTTGAATGAATTGGTACCTGCAATTAGAAGTCTGATAATTGTAGAAACCACAATCAAGAATGAGTTTGCAAGTTACGGAATAGACCTAAATCCGCAACATATTGGCTTGTATGTAAAATTACTTCAAGATGCGAGGTTGCATTCTTGAATCTCTTTTTTTCTTTTTTAGGTTATAAATTCAAAATTGAAATATGGAAAGACAAGTCTAATAAAATTGAATTACTTGGTACAGATTTACCACTTGACACACAAAATTTTTGGGAAGAATTATCAAAATGAATAAGAAAGATTCCCTTAAAGCAATTAAGAAGGATTTAGCAGTATTATACAAGAGCAGGTCCTTGTTATGAATCAGTACAAGTATCAGGGGGGAACCTAATTGCATTAAATGTATTTTGTAATAACCCTATAGCCCCCTCAGCATTCACATAAGTAACCATAGAGTCATCACTATCACCTTCACTCATAGGTGCACAGACTATTGAAAACATACAACAACTTTTAGAATCTCAAAATATTTCACAGGCAGTTGGTGATGTGTTTTATTTGGACCCAATATGTGGTGATGATGGTTTAAGTGGATGTAGTCAATGTAATGCCGTTAAAACGTTCTCTAGAGCTCATGATCTTGTAGTATCAGGTCGTGATGATGTCATATTAATAAGATCCCCAAATGCATCTGGTGATGTAGTTATTACTGACCCAATTGTAATTACAAAAAACGCAGTACATATTAGAGCTGCAGGGAGAAAATATGTACTTGCACCAAGTTCAGCAGGATGTCCATCAGTATGTGTAACATCAACTGATGTAGAAATAGCAGGTTTAGAGGTAACTACAAATGCTTGTGGTACAGATAACGCTCTCAACCTTCACGGTTTTAGGACTAGATTGAATGGTTTGTTTATTTATTGTGCAACTGGAAATGGTGTTGAAATTCATTGTTGTGAGGCATGTATTATTAAAGATACTAAAATTCTCAGAAGTAAAGGTTATGGGTTCAAATCCCATAATGCAACAGATTGGATTGTACAAGACTCATATATAATAGGTGGTTGTACTGACGGTATTATAATGATTGCTTGTTCTGTTCCAGTAGCGGATAATAATAGTATAAGAGGCACTGTTATACATAACAATGCCGGTTATCAAATAAATATAGGAATATGTGTATCAGAGTTCTATATAGATCCAACATCACATGTTGGTACAGGGGGATCAGGAAGATTATTAGACAATGGAATAAGTACAATGGACGAGGACGTAGCAAACCGTACTGACACTATCAGGAAAATACATACAAATAGACAGGTTATTACAGGTAATCAATTAATCATATATGATGACGATGACGTTACTGCTTTATTTACGTTTGACTTGAAAGATGCAAGCGATGTAGCAACAGAAGATAATCCAAAGAAAAAGGTTCCGGTTTAGAATGGGTCTTTTAACCTACGGGTTAGGAGATAATACACTCTTAACCAACGGACTTGGAGGTGCCACAGTAATTGTTGTTCCTTCAGTAAAATATGATGGAACTGCAGGAGCCTATGTTTATCACAAAAGGAGGGTAAAGGGGCTAAATATCACCAATTCAAGCAAAACGGTCCTATTAAAGGAATTAACCATCACAAAGACATCTGAGTTAGATATACTAAGTTTCTTAAAACTTGACCATACCAACAAAGTTAAGGTAAGACAGATGCTAAAGACAATATCTGACGATAAAACACATTTGAAGGTAGGAATTTTTAAGAATATAAATAATAAATTAATAATTAATGCAAAGTTTCTTAACAAATACGAGAATAAGACGACTATAAGCGGTAAAAAATTTATTAATTTTCTCGAGAAAAAAATAAAAATAAAGGAAAATAAATTAAATAAAGGTGAATTAACTACCAAACATATAAATCCCACGGATGTGTTAGATGAGATAGAAGTGACAGAAATGATGGACATAATTAAAGACATGGAGGATGCTGATGTTTAACAAAAAGAAAGATCCGATGGAATATATCAATAAAGACAACTTTGACATGGTTAGAGAGTGTTTAATGCAGGGGCTCCACTCTAAAGATCCAAAAGCAATAGTAGCAAACATGGCTAAAACAACAGGAATACCATTTGAAGCATGTCAAGCAATAGTATCTAGAGAAATAGGAGGGGCATTTGATGCCTTTACCGACCAACATGGCTGAGAAACTAGATGTAAATACAGGTGGAACTGCCATAGGTAATAAACTATGGGATATGCATCAAAAAGATGAACAAAAAGCAGTAAATAACCATAAAGAAGGATTTTGTTGGCGTTGTGAGAAGAAAAAAGCAGTATCAGCCACATTATTTACAGTATGTGGAAGGTGTCGTAGACATAAAGACAATGTTCACACATTAGTTACAGTAGCAGATAAGGGATGGGACTTGTGTATGTTCTGTAGTAAGTATTCATGGGACACTAAACAACTAAACGCTAGATTATGTTATAATTGTCACCATGTAATTAGAAAAACCTTACACGATTTCAGAGTAGCCGGTGGTACTACAAAGGTAGATCCATTTTGGAAATCCATGAGGAAAAACATGGGTAAAGACTTTATGATGCGAGAAGGTATTACTAAAAACTTTAGAAAATAATCAG